GATGCCAGCAGGCGGTCAGCCAAATCAAAACGTTTTAATGTTGCAAACCCTAAAACCGGAATCATGCGAGGAACTTGTCCAACGCAGGTAGCCAATGCGTAGTCCACACATGTTCAACATCGAACTGGCTAGCAAACTCAAGCGACTTTTGCGAAACGCCACGATCAGCCTCATAGGCTTCAACCAACGCCGAATAAATGTGGGCAACATTAGGAATCTTGAACCACGACTTCTGTGCTTCATCCCACAATGGCTGGCCATCAACAAGCCAACCATCAGCCGACACAAGATCCTTAGTCGCAGCCCAACCTGAACCAATCACACGAGTGCCACACGCCTGCGCCTCAACCGTAGGCACACCAAAGCCCTCCCCCAGCGAACAAGCCAACAACACATCCATAGCCGAATAAATGCCAGCCATGTCTACACGCTCAAACCCATAACGCAAATCAATCTGGTTAGGGAACAAGATCGATTCCTGAGGAATACCAACAGCCTCAGCCAAACCCAAAAGATTGAAGCCACCGAAGAAACCAAAAGGTTCGCTATGTACGTACAAAACGGCGTCAGGATACTTCTTCAACAGCAGGCTAAACGCGAGGAAGTTCTCAGCAAACGCCTTACGGTGAATACTGCCATTCGCTTTATTAGCTGCAACCATACCAACAAGGAACTGATCTGGTTTGATGCCCATAAACTCGCGGGCATCCTGACCATTAATCTCGGTCGTCGGCTTAAAAACCTTGGTATCAATACCGTGAGGAATGTAGGTGTAATCGATGCCGATCTTCTCCAGCATCTCCCCACCATTTGGAGCCATGGTAATTGGCTTCACATTGTCCTTCTCCAGCCAGGCGCGAACCTTAGGAGGAACAGTAGTGTGATCCAACGGCGTCCACGACGCAATGTTCATCGAATCAAGTGCCTTACCCTTCAGCACCCAAACGTCATACAAAGTAATTAGCAAATCCTTTGCATCAAACTGCGAAGTGAAATGCTTGTAATGAATCGGCAAAACATCCATCGAATACGCGTCATAGCCACGCGCATAATGAGGCACATCACCATAAGGTGAGTGATAAACCGAATTGTTGCCCTCTAAACCATAGTTAGAGATCGCGGCCACATCGAAACCATCCCGTTTCAGACTGTCAACAAGGTATCCGGCTTGCTGACCATACCCCGTAGGTTGATGTGGAGAATTTGACCAAATGGCGACAGCGCCTCTAGACTTTGCAGGTTCCATAGTTGTATCCTAGCAAAAGAAACCCCCCAGAATAACCTGCGAGTTCTGGGGGGTTTCCGTTTATCTCAAGAGATTAGCTAGCTGCACCCTTGAAGTACTTGACGTGACCTGCGTGAGTCAGGTTGCCATCTACGCGCATGGTGACGCGGAAGGTGGTTACGTCGGTGTTGAACGCGTAGTCCGACGACTGTGCGATCTGTAGGCCGCCTGCGACGCGCGCCTTGTACGATGGCAAGTGTCCAAAAACGACCGACTTTGCGCCAGTAGCAATCGAAGCCATCGCTGGGTTCTCCACGACGCTGAAACCTGCGAAGGTGTCAGGCTGGCCAACGCCAACAGCGTAGAGGTAGTTGCCTGCGGTGTCCTTGAGCTTACGCATTGCACCGATCGACGAACCGTTAGCCATGTAGGCAACGCCTGGGAGGCGACGAGCTGCGCCATCAAGCGAGTAGGCGAGGTCGATCAGGTTGTCCGCCGTGAAACCGCCCGATACGCCGGTGCCGCCGGTGAGGGCGCTGCCTGCTGCGGTAACAAGACCAGTAGGCTCAACAGTTCCAGTACCAGTGGTAAGACCAGCGTTAACTGCGTATCCAATTGCGTTACCAGCCTGTGAAGCGAGTTCCGACGAAATGTCGAAGCCAGCGTCAGCAAGCAGTTCGTTAGCAACAGGGATCAGGAACGAGTACTTGTACGCGCCGAGAGTAATCGACGAGAAGGTAGGCTCGCTCTCCGAGATTGCAGTGCCTGCACCCTTGATGGTTGCAGTCGAGTAGCCGGTGAGGGTCGGAATGGTCAGCGATTCGCCGCTAGTGGTGTTGATAAGCTGCGATACGTCAAGCATCGGGCCAACCATACGAGCAACGTCGAATACCTGGTTGTAGAACGACTTAGGTACGGTGTTGTCCGAACCGACGAGAGTACGCTTCTCGAAGTTGTGCGAACGAACCTCGCCCTGAGCGATCTGGCGCAGAATGTCTGCGTCGCCAGCGGTCTCAAAGGTGCGAACCTCAAAGTTCTGAGCGAGTTCAGCTGCACGAGCCTCACGCTCCTGAACCGACTTGATGTTCTCGATCAGAGCAGCGCGCTCGTCAAGATCCTTGTTAATACGTGCGAACTGGATGTTCTCTTCAGCGGTAAGGTCACGCTTTTCGGCGGCGGCGTGGTCAAGCAGAGCCTGAGCCTCGTTCCAAGCCTTTGCACGAGCCTCCTGCTGAATCTTAATGAAATCAGACATGATTCTCCTAATAAGGTTTATAGAAACTTGCCGCGCTAACGCAGACAAACACAGCGGTGCTAACACTCAACTGATACTTAAAGTATAAATGACAAAAACACACTTTTAGATAAAAGGAAAACCCCCTGGAGAGGAAAGGGAAACTCAATCCAGAGGGTCTTCAGTGATAGATGAAAAAGGGGGTAAACACCTATCTGGTAATTACATTACCTAGTTTCTGTTGGCTTGTCAACACGAATTTCTTTCGTGTCTACCTTAATCGGTTTATTGTCGATCTCGTAGACGGCCTGAGCAAACGCATCAGCATATTCTGCGATCACGCCAACAGAAGGGTTGCCAGCGACCTCCAAGATCGCTTTCTTAATCTGGTCAATAGTTGCCATTAGATGCCTTTCTTTAACATCAAATCGAGCTGCTTGCGCTTCAACTGTAGAAGCTCAAGATCTGACTCCGGTTCATCAACTGGAGTTTCTGGTTCGGTTACTACAGCAGTAGCCTCTGCTTCGGTAGTTTCTGAGAGTGATCCGACAACGTTGCTGATAATCGCTACGTCGTCTACGGTAAGGGATTGACCTTCCTCGATCTTCAGCATTACATCAGCAAGTTCATCTGCGTCAACTGCTGCTCGTTGAGCTGCAATATCGTATGCACGAACGCTTGCCTCAGTTGCCTGATATGCGGGCATGGCCACAATACTGACTTCATACAAACGGACTGAACGGAGAGTGCGTTCAGTTCCTGAATCATTCCAGGAATCACCACCAGCGGGCACACTAAAGCCAAATGACATAGAGGTAATGTCTCCACGGCGAAGCAGGGTTGCCGTGTCTCGTCCTAGTTGAGTATCTGGTAGGTCTGCTTCAACTCGTAGGCCGCGGACGTCTTCTACTAGACGGAGCGTTCCGGCACGAAGCGAACCAAGAACACTTCCCATGTCGTGATTCCAAAGCAGTTTGACTTCGTTACGGCTCTTCAGCGATCGCTGGAATGCGCCACGGGCAATGCGCTCAATGAATGGGAGTGGTTCGCTAGGGCTGTCGAAGACAGCGGCGTAACCTACGAAGGTCATACCATTGCCGGATTCTCTGATTTCAAAATCGGCAATATTAGTTCGTAGTTCACGTTTAGCCATGTTGTTACCTCGCTTAGACTCTGCTTCTAGCCTAGCAACAATGTTGTCTGCATAAGCCTTAGTTCGTGACGCACCGCGTTTAGTGCCACTTGATCCCCAAAGTAGGTGTGCTACGAGTCCTGGACCAGGATATTCAGGGTCAGTTCGATCGCTGTTTTGTGGAGCATCTAGATCAGGCATGTGTCTGGCAATCCATGCAGAGATACGTGTCCATTTATCTGCTGTGACGTTTCCTGTGGCCATAGCACGAGCCTCGCGGATAGTGGCGTCTACTAGGCCGTCACCACCATGACCTTCCTCATAAAGTTTGAGTCCTCGTCTAGCTGCAGCGCGCATAAATGCTGGAGCAGTCAAATCGACTGCGCGGTCTTCGATGTCCAATGAGTCAATAGGGTCGTCGACAACCTCAGGCTCGGGGCTATTATCGAATCGTTCAGCCGTTAGTTCGGGTCTTGGAACTCGCGCCAACTTTAGGACATTCATGATTACAAGCGTGTCGGTAGGCTTGTAGATAGTGTGCTCTAGTTCATAGATTCTAACTACTGCAAATGCTCCAGCGACTAGATCGATCTCTCCAAGAATTTCAGGATCGTTTACATCCCAAGAAACAAAGTCGCCAATGTTTAGTTCGCCAATGGCAGCTCGTTCACCTTCAAATGGCTCTTCGGTTTCGATGCTGACAGCGACGGCTTGTGCGATAGCCGACTTTTTGGTTTTGTGGCATCCCAAGACGTCACCTTGAGCGTCAATGACGCCCCAACCTGAGCAGTCCTTGGCTTTTTTGGAAATGTAATACGGCATGGTTAGTCCTGTCTAATAACGGCTAACTTACAGCCATCGTGTTTAGCAGTTGCATTGATTGTTGTATCAGTTGGTAGCGTCAACTTGAGTTCTTCCCCAGCGCGCAATACGAACGATTCGTCCGGCGTTCCAAGCCAAATGCTATTCATTCCATTGAACTGTTCGCTGAAACCCAACTGGAAGAAAACATTCGTGGACTGGTTGCCTTGGTTGACGAACCGCATCGCATACTGTGTCGATGGTTCAAGCGTGTGGATCTTGTTGCTTGCCATGTCGCCACCGCCGTGAATCGATGCGGTGACGAACTCGCTGGAAACAACCGTGCCACCTGTGACTGCGGTTGCAGCTCGGAAGACCGCCATGTGGCTGTCCGACTTGGTGCGGTTCAAGTTGTAGGCAGGAATTGGATTGCCAGTTGTGGTGATTGTTGCACCTTCAATCAGCGATGCAATAATTGAAGCGGATTCAGAAACAATCTGGTAAAAGTCGAACTGCGCTCCAGTTGCGCCAGTGGTCATGGAGAAAGCAACCGTGCCACCTGCTGGAATTGAGAACTGCTGACCGATCAGAAAGACATGACCGTCACGGGCTAGTTCTTCCGGCGTTCCAGGTTGCAGGTTCTTCAGAACATACTCAGCGTAATCATTGGTAGGTGCTACTACCGTCTGAGTAGCAGTACCAATGGTGAAGAGGTTTTGACTAAACGCCATAACCGCTCTTAGGGTCTACCGAAGTAGGCTGACTAGAAACACCCTTGTGAATCATTGGTGGAAAATTCAAGGCCTCTAGAACCGAGTTAGGATCGAATCCGCTCTGAACCAGTTGCTGAACCATCTTCACCTTGCCCTCTTGCTCAGTGAGGTTAGCTGCAGACAAATTAATGTTTGCTAGCGGAACACGAACCTGATCTGCGGTTGCATCGCTTTGTGGAGTCAAATCCTCAAGACGACGAACATCATTGATAGTTAGAAAGCCAGCCTGAAGGCCAATCGAATACGCCTGCATACGAGCCTGCACATCGGCACGTAGAAGACCATCAAGATTGAACTTCAAAAATGCCTGCTGGCCGCCAGGAATCTCCGTCAGCAACTCTGAATAAGCAGCCTCAAGTTTCTCCACAATCGGACGAAGCGTGTGGACAACGAACGCGATGTTGTTCTGCTCCACGCTACTGTAAGTGTTCGTACCAGGTAGACCCAATAGGTGAGTTGGAATGTTGAACGCACGAGCGACATCCTCAACAGCCATACGACGCGACTCAATGAACTGAGCTGCGTCGTTATCCACCGAAGTCTTGCTGTACTTAGCCCCACCCCAGATAACACCGGTCTTGTGAGCCTTCTTAAAACTCTTGTGACCCTTATCAAAAGATTCACCAAGTTCTTTTGCTTGCGTCGGCGTGAGATTACCTGGAACCTCAATAATGCCCGACGTAGACGATCCTTGACCAAAGAACCGTGCAGCATACTGTTCGATCGCTAGGGCTAGACCCCAGTTCTCTTTCAGCGACTCAATGCGGCTAACTCCAACAATCTCACCTGGACGAACAATGTCAGGAACATGAATCATGTCCTTTGTTGGTATCTGCTGACCGTTGTATGAATAGATAACTTTGCCGATGGCGTTGCGTCGGACGGTTACAGCAGTTGGGTCTAGAACCGTCATGTTGACGATTGCACCATTTTTGTCGCGGAAGATGCGGGTGTACACGTTGCCGTTCAACAGGAGCGAGATAACGTTCGATCCCCAGAAAGCAATAGAGGTGACGTCAATGTCTGGCTTGCCAACCCACATTGGCTTTGGGCGGAACGGGAATCGTGCACCATCGCGACGAATGAAACAGTCGACAGGGAGCGTTGAGATAGTGTCGCTAATTAGCGAGATGGCTGAAAAGACGGCATTGATCTTGAATGCGGTGTCGTTGTTGATGATGGTTCCGGCAGAGGTCGAAATCTCGGCATCTTCACCGTTAGCAAAGAGCGTCTGATAAGTGATAGCCCGAGACTCAAAAAGATTATTCAGCATTGTTGCGCTCCATAGCAATTCCAAAAACGATCGCGAAAATGCCAGCCAAAATTATGCCAGCAGGCACAAAAATAGTTCCTACGCCCACGGATACGGTTGCAGCGCCGACGATTTGCAGGATAGTTGACAAGACAAACCTCTAAATCCAGAATCCAGGTAGGATTTCTTCTTCAACCTCTAGTTTAGCCGTAGCCCGATCAAACGCAATAATGAACGCAATAGCATTGTCGATCTTCTTCCTAGAGTGAGCATGCTCTTTAGTGACACGCGGCCCCTTAGCGTCAATACGCAAAACACAGTTGTCAAGATGCCTAGACAACGCAGGGTTGCCGTCATGTACCAGTTTCTTCTCCATGACAGAGTCATAAACCTTGGCGGTAGCCGGAATCATCAGTTTCAAGTTGCTCGTATAGTATTCGACCATCGGCAAGCCAATGTCCTGCAGCTCCTGCATCATCTGCTGATAACGGTAAGGGTCACAAGCGACCTCGCGAACGTTAGGGTTCTCTTTAACAAAGTCCAGGATCGTGTTCTTCACATCATCGACATTGACTCGCCACGAATCATCGTCAACACCGAAGTTCTTTTCCCAAGTCTTGATAAGACGAACCTGCGGTAACTCGTCCTCCTTAGGAATAGTTACAGCACAGATAGCCGTCGAGTCATTAGCAAACGATCCGTCAAAGCCCAACACATACTCGGCCTTAGAATCCCAAGTAATGTCGCCAGCCAATTCTTCCCACGCACCAGTAGGGAGCCAAGCCGACTGAGTTGAAACCCACTGGTTGCAACGCTTAGTACGAAACTCTGGTTCAGGCGTACGCTTCACAACCGACTTGAAGTCGTCAGCATCATTCAAATCGCCATAGCCTGGATTAGCTGCAATCCAAGTCGCCTCGTCACGCCAATCCGCTTCAGCGGCTGCCTCCCACCATGCCATGTAAAACGTCGGATCAATAATCTCGCCCTTAGCGACCTTCAACCCATACTGATACAAGCCATACGCAACCGTGTCACGGCCAGTCAACGACTCAGTCTTCACACCAGCCGTAGTGATAGCGATAATCGTCGCGATCTTTCCACGAGCACCCATAGCCAGCGACATAACGTCAAACAGTTCACGGTTCGGCTGGGCATGCAACTCGTCAAAAAGGGTCAGCGTCGGGGAAAGACCTTCCTTAGTAAAAGCCTCAGCCGACAGCACACGGTAAACCGATCCAGTAGACGGAATCTCAATCGCATCCCTATACAGTTTCGCCATAGACGACAACTCAGGGCTAGCCTCAATGACACGCTTCGCATCACCGAACACGATACGAGCCTGCTCCTTGTCGGCAGCACACGAATACACTTCGCCACCCTTAGCACCCAAGATGAGGCTGTAGACGGCAATCATAGAACCTAGGGCGGATTTGCCGTTCTTGCGGGGCTGGCCGATCAAATTCAAACGATGCCGGTAGCCGTCACCATCCATAGCCAACACATTACGCATCAACTCCCGTTGCCATTGACGCAAAACCAGCGGCGAACCACTACGGCCTGCAACCGAGTCCTTTGTGATAACGCCAAACGCATCAACAAAGTCATTAAACAAGTCGCCCTCAGACTGAATGTCGTCAGGCACAGGCGTAACCCAGGCAGGGCGCTTACCATCCCACAGATCAGTCACGGTTAGCCTTACGCGACAACAACTCCTCCAACTTGGACTGCGTCTTCACCTCAGCCAAACCAAGACGACTACGAGCATCAGGGCTAAACCCAAGTTTGCCCAAATTATTGACAATCAACGTCTCAGTATCATTCAGCTGCTTAAACATGTGCCAATCATCAGGCGTCGCATCAGCCAACATGTTACGCATAGCCTCACGGCGATCCACCTGCTCACACGTAATCTGCAACAACGACACATCCGTACGAGCAATCCACGGCGCATACTGAAACGCCTCATCCCACAACCGCATACCCGACTCCCCCAACTCACGCAACGGGAACACATAACCACCCTGAACAGCAGGCATACTGTCAGAATCAGGTAACTTCCGTTGCCCAGGATTACCAAGGGCACGTTTCAATTCGATCGGCTTCGCAGGATTCGGCATACACCCAGCATACCCAAAAAGCCTGAATTGCAGGATTATGCGC